CCCCAGCCTCAAGGAAGAGTTCATCGACTATGGCGCCAGCACTCAAGATGTGATTGTGACGGTGCTTTACCGCGACGTAGAGCGTAACGGCCTGTTCCCACGCAACAACAGCGTTGAGATCAGGCTCACTAGCACCGGGGAAAGTGATGCCATCCGCGAAACCATCGACGCCTCGCAGTTTGTCACCCGCCGCGACCAGGCGATCAAACTCGGCAAGTTCCTGTGCAACACCCGCCGCCACAGCCGCCGCGCCATCGAGTTTCAGACCTTCCCGACAGACACCTTCGTCATGCCGGGCAGTTTCGTTTACGTCGAAACCAGCAATAACCAGTGGGATGGCATCTATACAGGCCGAGTTGAAGCCGGTGGCGCGTTGAATCTGCCGATCGCCAGCACGGTGCCTAACGGCACTTACAACGTGCTGACCTATGGCAGCACCGAAGGCACGCGATCCTTTTCAGGCATCACCGTCAGCAACAACACTGCCACTGCTTTGGCCAGCGTCGAAGGCCAGTTGTTTGTGCTGGGCACCGCAGTCCGCAGCAAGCGGGTGTTCCGCGTTACTGAAGTCAACATGGAGGAAGAAGGCGAAACCACGCTCCGCGCTGTCGAGCATTCCTGCAACAGCAATGGCTTGTCTTTGATTGCGCGAGGTATCGACGGGACCGTCGCCGGGCTGTTTACGATTGACGGCAGTGCGGAGTAGACTACAAGAAATCTATATTGGAGTGCGATAGTGGGTTTTTACACCGGGCGTAGCGGCAAGCTGTTTTTGACGTCAATCCTTACTACTGCACCTACACCAGCCGCAAACGAGTCGGTGCTGAAAATCCGCGACTGGTCCATTGAAACCAGCCTTGAGCTGTTGGAGACCACCACCATCGACACAGCGGTTAAGACCTACACCCCTGGCATGGTGAGCAGCACCGGCTCAGCCACGGTGATGTATTACCGCAGCGAGGCGGGTGATGTCGGCGTGCAGTTCGAGCAACTGCTGAACAAAGTCATGAAGACTTCAACGGCAGGCGTTACTGAATCCGACCGTGTCGGCATGATTTTGCGTGCTGGCGCCCAACCCGGAGCTGGCGTTGACATCAAAGATGACATCGCCTTTAACGCTTATATCACCAATGCCGGCATCACGGTTGGCACGGGCGAGCTGACCAGCGTCTCGCTTTCGTTCACCGTAGATGGGCCGTTTGTGGAACTTGTTGACTCATGACCTATTTTATCGGCAATGTCGGCAACATACGACTTCGCCGCAACAATGAAATCGTTCTAAACGCGGAAGTTAAGAATGCTGACGTAACGGTTTCTCTTAACCGTATCGGATTTGAAGGTTCTGCTGAAAACGTGTTGACCGGCGATAAGGTCACTATCAGCACCAACGATCCACGCAAGCTGCTGTTCTTTACGGTCGGCAGCTGGGTCGATGGTGAAGGCGTCGAACAGCGGAGCTTTTCGGCTTATGTCAACGTCAATGCTGCCGGCGGCTTACGTTTCTTTCCATCTTTTGCTGCAGCAGTCAACAACAACCGAGCACAAGAATACCAAGTCCAATCCTTTGCTGGGGCACCACTACCTGTCCAGCTCGTAGTGGGTGACATCTCGGCTAACGTCCTCGGCGATGTCAAGAGCTATACCTTCAACACCGACCGCGAGGGACTCGACACCACCACATTAAGCGACAAGTTTAAGCGGATGTACTCCGCCGGGCTAATCAGCGGCGCTGGTTCTATCGACTGTTTCTTCAATAATGTCACTTCAGGCATCAAAGAAACACCGCTATTGATGCTTCAACTCATCAACCGCGTGGATGTCGGCAGCGAGTTTGACCTGTTGTTATCAATTACAGATTCAGAAAATGACCCCAGTGCGCTAGACATCTTCTACGAGTTTTCCGCAATGGTGACACGCTCCGGCTTGGAGGTCACCGCTACCGACATCATTTCGTGCAGCATTGATTTCGTGACCACCGGCGAAATCAAACTGCTGGTTGGTCGCCCGTCTGGTTACATCCTGAAGGAAGACGACGACCGCATCAAGCTGAACCAAAACAACCTGGCCTTCCTGCTAACGGAAGTCGAGGACTAAACTGACACTATCACGGTAGCGTTCCATGGCCGACCAGCGTATTACACAGCTCACAAAGCTGGCACAAGCCGACGTAGCGGCCAACGACGTTCTGCCCATCGTAGATGTCGGCAGCAGCATCACCAAGAAAGTCGAAGCCAAGGAGCTGTTCCAGGCTGGCGCGAACCTAGCTGATGCCAGCAGCATTGACCTCAGCAAGCTCAACCAAGCCAGTGCCACCAAGCTGGGCACCACGGCGCTGGCGGATGATGCCATCACCGCCGCCAAGCTAGCCGACGACAGCAGCATTGTTTACGACTCTGTTGCGCCTTCGGTCAATAACTTTGAAGGTCGTGGCTACCTCAATAGCACCAGCAAGTACCTGCAGGTCTGGAACGGCAGCTCGTTCAATCAGGTGGTGGCACCCACGGCTGGCATTGAAGATCTTGCCGTCACTACAGGCAAGTTAGCGGCAAATGCTGTCACCACAGCAAAAGTAGATGCGGCTGGATTGGCCGCTGCAGCACTGGCAACTGATTCCGTCACCACCGCCAAAATTCAAAACCTTGCGGTTACCACCGACAAGCTGGCTGCTTTATCAGTTACGACGGCCAAAATTGCTGCTGATGCCGTCACAGCCGACGAACTGGCCAGCGACGCGGTCGTCACAGCATCGATTGTCAACGCCAATGTTACCGAGGCCAAGCTGGCCACTGGTGCCGTCACCGAAGCCAAGATCGGCACCGCCGCTGTAACGGTTACCAAGGTTGCTGACACCAGCATCACCTACGCCAAACTCAATCTCGCCGATGGCTCAGTCCCCGGCGCCAAGTTAACTGACGCCACCGTCACCAGCGCCAAACTTGCAACTGATGCTGTCACTACCAGCGCAATTACAAACCTAAATATCACTACAGGTAAGCTGGCTGATGGTGCAGTAACGGCGGCAAAGATCACCGATGCAACCATTACCACCGCCAAGATTGCCGCCGGTGGCCTCGCCGAGTCCGCTATTGCCACCAACGCAATCACCACTGGCAAAATCCTTGATGACGCCGTAACAGCAGCCAAGCTGGCAGACGACAGCACCACCATCGTCAATGCGGGCACGCCATCCGGCAGTGGTGCATTTGAAGGCCAGCACTGGTTCGACACCAACACCAGTGTTGCGTACATCTGGAACGGTGCCGCATGGATTCGCCAAGCGGCAATCAATACACTGACCTTCACCGACAGCACACCGATTGCGTTTTCGGTGGCGTACCCGGACCAACACAGTGCCACCATTACAACCACGCTCGAAACGCAAGTTGCAAACCGCGCACTACTTGGCCCGGTCAGTGGCGCAGATGCGGCGCCGACATTCCGCGACATCGAGCCCGATGATCTACCGGATGCCACTACATCAACTAAAGGCATCATCCAACCAGGCACTGGCTTGGCGGTTAATGCTGGCGTATTAAATCACAGCAATAGCGTCACTGCTGGCACTTATACCAAAGTTACGGTTGATGCCCAAGGGCATGTCACTGTCGGCGCACAGCTAGATGCGGCTGATGTGCCAGTGCTTGATGCCGGCAAGATTACAACCGGCGAGCTGCCCACCGACCGGCTAGCTGATGCTGCCATCACCATTGACAAACTCGCCGACTACTCGACATCTTCAATTGGTGAAGAATTTCCCATTGCCACCTTTATTGGTCAGCTTCACCTCAACCCGCTAGACCGTGCGTTCTACATGTGGGACGGCAACGTTTATGTGCCGATTGGTATTTCAGCCGGTCAAATTCTGTTAGCTGGCACGTTCGACGCCAGCACGCCTGCAGGTGTTGGGTCAGTGCAAAGCGTCACGCCAGACGGTGCAGCAGCAGGTTTTGTTGTAGGCGATCCGCTGCCTGTTTCGACACTGACCAACAATAAATACTATTTTGTTGTTAGTGAAGGCGGCACAATTACCAGCGGTAATGCGCCGAA